GTTGCCTTAGTACGGTAGCCACCAGAAGTGCACTAGATAGGTATCTAGAGCATGGAACTGGCAACCCTACGGACTATGATGAGCTTGCGCGCGTCCCGTGTAACACGGAACTTCCCCCCTTCCGAGGGGGCGCGCAAGGTGTGCATTAGCTTGCGAAAGTTGAGCTCCCTAGCAGGGAGATCAACTGACCTTTCGGCATACGAGACAAAATAAGGACTTTTATAGTCCTCGTCGTGTATGTATGAACGGAAGTCTGCTGGGTCAGGTGGTCCGAATAACGGGTCCAAGCGTAACCATTTGAACATGACAGAGTCAAGTTCGCATGGAATGCGAGTACCGATATGTTTGGTCCACCAGTTATTAAGGCGATTTCTATCGCTATAAAGATCAAGATCAGTGCGCGGTTTCCTTTTCAGGAAGACCGGCCTAATATCTTGACCTTGATAACTGTCGACTCCGCAAGACTCCCTTACCGGACCCTCAATAAATGACTTATCTAGGTTGGGCTTAAAGCCGAACAACTCAAGATAGATCACGACATGAGTGGCTAGGTAACGAGGTATAATGATGTCATCACCGAAGACGGAGACAGTGTCTTTACGTCCGCGGCCGTACACATTACAGCAAGCTCGAGATATTGCATAAAATATCAACGTCTCAAGCACAAAGGTAGTAGCATTCCCCATAGAGGACATTTTGGCATAGCGCCAAGCAGTCCCATCCGGAAGCTCCCCGAAAGGGGAGCGGACACTACAGAGCAGGTCGAACCAGGCTGGTGGAAGCAAAGCTTCCACAACGTCACGGTGGATCGTGTCGGAAGCGTCGCTTAAGTCGATAGTCGAAAGACTATTGTCTAGCGATGCCTTGACACAGAGCCGCCTATTCCGCAGCTGGTCATCTATAGGGTTTCCTAAGTGCCGAAGAGCACTGCGGAAAACTCCGTCGATGCCAAGCTGAAGAAAGACGTTGCCTGGTGGTTCTATTGCTATAGGGCGATTTCTCGCACTATCCTTGGGAACAGATGTTATCCTATTACAAGGGGAGTCGGTTGTCACGACGTTATTCCAGAAAACCTCTTGGTCTAAGATAGACCATTTGGGAACCTGGTAACGTTCGCGATACGACTCCTCGAGTGCACCGACCCACCTAGGGTCGGCGCGGATTACATCTCTCATTATAGGCTGCGCTCTAGGCGTACACCGATACGGCCATTCCGCGTACTTAAAGTACGAGGAGCGGCGATCGTAGGAGTGGACGGTACTAGAGCCAGGCCCATGTCGACAACTCAACCCGATCAAATCGAGGTCTGGCCGGCCACCAAGCGCAAGCTTGATGATCGACCTCGCCTCAATCGCAACAGGAGAACTGAGAACGTCCCTGACAAAGCTAAGATTCTTATCTAGCTCGATCACTCGAGAAAGGCACTCACTGTGCCTTTGCTTTGTAGAGATAGTTCCAATATCCTCATATTTGCGGATCAGGGAACATACGAGATGGCCGGCCGCTATATTCCATAGCGGTCGGCCGGTAGGCTCACGGTTAATACACTGTAACCCGTAAGTACCAGCGAGTCCCATATATGCTGCGTAATCGCGAGAGCGTATAATAGCTCTAACGCATGCGCAGAAGGGATCCGATGGTTCGTATGGCAAGGCGGATAGCACTGCCTCCAAGACTACCCAAGGGTAGTCGGAAGGTGTACGTACCGCCTGCGGATCGACCTTCCGTCTTTTCGACGGGAGGCCTCTCGGTTGGGCATTGCGCCCCTTCGAGGGTGTCATTGTGTGTTAAGCTAAAAGTTATCTTCAGCATTAATGCTTAGATACTGAGAGCACGCACAAGGCCTTGACAGACCGCATCATTATCGGCAAAGCCGACGATGTGCTGAGCACCCTCGATGAGGGTTGCATCAGGTGTTCCAACCGGAGCCGATACCGAAAGCTGCCAGATGACAGCTTTCGTAGTCGAGTTCCCCTCGGCGTCGAGAACGGTGACGGGCTGGGTGTACTTTGCAGCGCTTTTAGCGGTGCCGAGATACAGTCCAGAAACCTTCGGAAGAGTCCGATACAAAGTCAGCGTTTCCGGGACGGCCAAAGAATGGCTGGGCCCCGTATACGTGGACTTGTTGGTCTCTTCCGAGAATCGCGTGAAAACGCGGTTTTCAGGATTTCCGTCATTGGCCGGATCGACGCTTAGGGTGATCGTGTTATCTTGCATGGTATTATACCTTTGGTATTGTTGTTAAATGCCCCTTAAAAGCCGCGAAATCTTTCGCGAATTCACTTTTAAGAGAGCTGCTGCATCAATGACCCGCTTCGTATTTAGCTTCACACGAAGTTGAATCGAGCCAGGAGGTGCAGGGTTTGCTTCACGAATGACGTGGTCACATAGATCACTGACGTTACAACTATTGTTGTAACTCCCACCGGTCTTCCAATAATTAGGAATTTCGGTGTTGATAGCAACCCCATAGTTATACCTATGCCACACAAGACTATGTCTCGTAGTAAGCCAGGAACCAAGGATGTCACATGTCAGTAACGTATCAATCGTTGCGAGAATATCGCTCAGATTTATAAACCAGTCAAGAACGAACGTGAACGGCATCACCTCCCAAGTGGAGGCAAATAGCCGTCGCCCCCCAACAGCGTCAATAGGCGCTAGAGGGGCAGTCGTTCGATACATGGCACCGGCAGACAATCTAGTATGTCGGGCGTACGTGTCACCTTTGTAAAAGTGAACACGCTCGCCATACGAGGCGTCAACATCCCGTGTACCGTCTGAAGAGACGGTATACTGGGGCATGACGTCAGTAGAAGAGACGACTGTTCTTCGGAGTGTCCTATCGGACACGCTGAGGTTGGTGTAATCTTCATACTCATAGTATAGAGCCTGCCATCCGTACCGAAGCTGAAGCCAGCTGTGTGCTAGCTTAGCTAAGGCCTTTGACTGAGACGCCCTACGATACGATTTTGACTTATCTGTTGCTACATGCCGAATTTCGGCAGCAGTCAGACGAGCCAGGTCTCGTAAAGCGGACCGAGGAGACGTTGCAAATGTCTTCCCAGTCCTATACGCCATTTTCGCAGCCCTCGATATCATATCGGCAGTTTCCTTCGCTTCGTACAGCGTGACGCCAACCATGGCGTCCGAGTCCGAAAGCTTAGCATACAGCCGTGACAGTAAGAGGCTACGAGCGGTGGCCACAGTAGAATAACCTAAAAGGTTCCTCCATGTAGAATCCGCGTTGGACGAATGAACAAGAAACGCTAGCGGAGAGTTCTCCGAGAAGCGATGAAACGGCTGATAATTACTATCAGAACGCTCATAGCCCCTAGGATAGCCCCAGCTAGAACCATTCCAGATGTAAGACTTCACGTTAGCTTCATAACCGCCAGAGGCGTTTATTAGTGAGCGTGCTTTCTCCATCGGGCTAAAGGTGTATTTTCCTCGAGCCTGACGTACCTGGAAATCAGGAGTGGAAACATCATCCATCCTCCATCCAAAAGTAGCGCCGTTTGAATTAACGGTGCCGCTACTGTGGGTGGGGCTGGACGACGATCCATTCCATGTGTCTTGTTCGAAGCCGTGTGAAACGGCTCCGTAGTCTGTGTCACTTCGTGTTCTCATTGTTTGGACGTTATTGCAACGGCCAAACGAGAAGAGGGGAGAGTCCCCCCTTAACGGCCCGTAAGGCCCGTTAAGGCATGAATAGTTCTTCAACTATTCGGAGTCC